TGAACAATTACAAGCATTAATGCAAAGCCCTGATAAAGAACAAATCATAGGTCAGTTATATCAAAAATTTATGTCTGAGACACAAGCGCAATCAAGTCCTATTGCAATGAGACAATCAGGAACTCCTTCTACAGGAGAGAGATCAGCAGATTTAATGAGTTTATTAGAAAATATTAAAGACACTGAAAAATTTAGAGGAATCATAGGGGATCAAGAGTCAGATAATGCACAAAGACAATTAGGTGATTTATTAAAACAACCTTTTGAAGAGTTTAGTCATACCTATGTTAGAAACCCTAAAACAAATGAAATTGAACCAATGAGTGGTCCTTTAACAGGAACTCCTATTGAACTAGAAGAACCTTCTTCTATTAGAAGTAATATGGGAGAGTTTAGAGTAGCCTCAACAGGACAAACTGCTATATTGGAAATGACTCCTGAAATTTACGAAAAAGTTAAAAGTGGAGAGTTAGAATTTATTAAACAGCTTCCAACAAGACAACCACCAGACCGTTCACAAAGGTCTACCTTAGATAAACTTTTAAATTTAATGAATATAGGAGGCCAAACAATATTGGATAAAGTTTCTGATGTATTTACAACAGACAAACAAAGACCCCCTACTCCATTAAGAGTCGATAAAGATAAGCTTCAGGAATTTCTGTCTAATAATCCAAACTTTAGATTTGACCCTTATAAAGGGATAGTAGAGATACAACAAAAAGCTCAAGGTGGTGAAATGGAAGCCACTGGAATCGCTTCAGGATTAGATCAAGAAGAAGAAATGACCGTGGATCGTGGACCGTCTGAAGAAGGTATCGCTAAAGTTTCCCCTGAAAAATATGTACAATTAATGAACGAGATTCGTGGTGATGAAGTACCACTTGAAGGAAGAATCAGTGAACTATCAGGTGTTGTAGGTGAAGCTGATGCTCAAGCAACTCCTTTATCTGTTTTAACTTTAGTTCAACCTGTCTTTGAATTACAAGAACAAAAAGGTGCTCAGCAAGAAGGTATTGCAACTGCTCCTCAAGGACAAGAGATGATGATGCAAGGTCCAATGCCTATGGCAAACGGTGGGATTGCTTATAGACAAACAGGTTCAACTGATTTAGGTGAAGTTACTAAACAATACTACAGTGAATTACAAAATATATTTCCTGAATATGGTGCTATGCAAAAAGCTTCTTTGTTTACTCCTATAATTAAACAAGGATTAAGAATGGCATCAGGAGCTCCTTTAACAGGAGAAGAAGGAACTATAACAGGTACTATTGCTGATTATGCAGATATCCTACCTAAAATTGCTTCTGCATCGACTCCTTTAAAACAGTCTTCTTTAAAACTAGCCAGTGATGCTTTAATTGCTGAAAAAGCAGCTAAACAAAAAGAAAAAGAATTCCAACAAACATTTATGAAAGATGTACTTTTAAAACAAATGGAAATGGAAGGTAAAAAGGTATCACCTATTGGTGTTGTAGGAGGCTCTGATGAAGCTAATGCAGAATTAACAGAAAAGATTAAAGGGATGACAGGAGTAGATATAGATTTATCTAATTTTCCAGTAGGAAGTGTGGTTCAAATAAAACCTACAGGTGAAATTGATATTACTAAAGCCGATACAAGTAAGAAAAATGAATATACAGTTACTTACCCTGTTATTGAAAACGGTGTACAGAAAACAAAAACAAAGGTTATAGATATATCAACACCAGAAGGTATTGCAGAATTCAATAGGTTACAAAATGAAGCGTTAAATGCAGATGTTGCAGCTAAACCTCTTTTCAAATTTGAAAAAATTTCAGGAATGAGTTTTAGTCCAAATGTTCCTATTACAATTAATCCTATTGTACCTATTCAAAAAGAAAAAGATGGTGGAATAGTTTCTAGAAAAGACGGAACTCCTCCTGAAGGAGAAGGACAAAACGAAGTTATTGGAGTAACAGAAGAGTTTGCAAAAAGCTATGGGGATATTACTCCTCAATATGGAGCACAAAGTCAGTATGCTGAACTAGCAAAAGGTAAACTATCTCAAGCTGAGACAGCTATGGAAAATATTGAGAAGATGTATCAATTAGCTTATGAAAATCCTTTATACTTTGGAATCTTTGGTTCAGGAACAAGAGTAGGAAAAGGTGTTATTGGTGCTTTAGACGATGTCTTTAAAGGATTAGGATATGATTTTAATATTCCTTTTGAAGACTTTTTCTTAAAGCCTGTTGTAGACCAAATCATGTCTTTAGAAGATTCTATTGCTACTTCTGTTGCATCTGTTCGAAGAGAACAAACAGGAAAATCAAATCCTGTTAGAGAGATAAATTTAGTTAAAAATTCTATGAACATTACTGGAGTAGGAAACGCTTCAAGAGCAATGGATTCTTTAAAACAGATATGGGAAGAAATGGCTCAAAAAGCAAATGATCAAAGAGACTTGCTTCAAGGTGTAGAGAAAAAAGATTATAAAATTCCTGAAATATTTAACATGCCAAAAGAAAAGAAAACAGATGAGTTCAATTTAAAACAGTTCAATTTAATTCAACAAATGCTTCCTGATGAATTAAAAAATCTTTCAATGAATGATCCTGACATTAAAAATGCTATCAGTGCTGTTGTTCAAGGGGCTGATCCTAACGCTGTAATTGATAGGTTAAAGCAAATCAAAGGAATAGAATAGGAGGGAAAATGGCTGAAGAGTTTTCTGCCCCTCCACCTAAAGAAGATTTAGGGACTATTGATAATTTTTCGGATTTAATTCCAGGCTCAAAAAACTATCAACCTGTCGATATTCCTGAAGATAACTTTGCTGATTTAATTCCTGTAGAAACAAAAATAGAGTTTGATTCTTTTCCTAAAAACTTATTTAGAATAAAAGACGGATATGCTTATATTGGTGACTCTGACATTGAAGAAAATTATCAAGTAGTTGATCCTAGTAGTTACGATAAAGTAGATGAGTTTTTTACTAATATATTTGGAATAGATTTTAAAAGACAAAAATCAGGATTACCTGAAGATGAAGCACAGTTAAAAAAAGGATTAGAGTTAATAGGGTTAGATAGAGATATTGCTTCTATCCCAGGTTCTGTTATTGGCTATGACATAGCTAAAAAAATAGGTGATAAGGCTATAAAATCTTTTGGTGGTAAAATAACTCCTATTAAAAATATAGTTATGTATACCTTAGGAGGTATATTGGGTGGTACAGAAGCTAGACAGGCTTATGATTACATACAAGGTAAGATTACTGGTGAAGAAAAAACAGTAGAAGAGATATGGAAAAAACTACCTGAGGACCTACAAACAGAAGCTAGTTTTGCTGCATTAGGTTTAGGGTTTGGAACTATACCTTATTTAGTTAAAAGAGGATTAGTAAAAGTAGATAAAACAGCCAAAGATGTTTGGCAAATGGCAAAGAATTTAAACTTAGATACTTATATTGCTGATTTTGCAACCCAAGGTTTTGGTAAGGTATTTTTACAAACAGGGGGTGTTTTTCCTTTAGTAGCAGGTCCATTACAAAGTGCTATTAAAAAAAGAGCAGGTCAAGCTTTGACAATGTTAGATGAATTTTTCTATTCTTATGCTCCTACAGGAACAACAGCAAGTGATTTAGGAAGACAGATTATTCAAACATCTTCTGATGTATATAAAAAATGGAGATATTTTAACGCTAAACAATGGAAAGCATTTGAAGATTTAGCCATGGGTAAAGGGACAGTAGTTAAATTTGATTCTAATATTGTTCCTGTTAGAAACACAAAATATAAACAAGGATCTGAAGAACTTCCTTTTTTATTAGACAAAGCTAAAGAAATAATTCAAAACGCTGGTGGAATGAACATCAAAACAAGTAATCCAAATTATACAGAAGCATATAAAGCAGCAAAAGTATTTTACGATGAATATGCTTATAAAAATTTTATTCCTGTAAGAGATGTAAGAAATTTTATTACTAAAACATTAGGGAATGCTCAAAGTAAAAGTTATTCTAGTGAAGGTGGTGCTTCAGTAGGCGATATTATTGAATTAAAAAAATCAGCAGAGCGTTCTATTGAAAACCTTAATTTATCTAATATTCCTAAAGACATAGCTGAAGCTATTAAAAAAAGATACGATTTTGCTAAAAAAACTTTTAAAGTTGGTTTTGAAAGTGATGGTAAATTCTTTGAAGGAGTTTCTTTATATGAAAGACCTATGGCAAAAGAAATTTCTAAAGGTGAGAAAAATATATTTGACATTAAATTAACTGAAGAAGGTAACAAATATTACAGTGAAATAGTAAAAGATGTTTTAAGTCTTGGTTCTAAAGAATCCGTTGATGATTTATATAAGTTAATAGGACAAGATGATGCTTTATTTGGTAGTTTTATTAGAAAATATTTAGATGATGCTTTGGAAAATACAGCAAAAGTAAAAGGTTCTCCTGGTGGGGCGACAGCAGATAGAAGTTTTAATTACTTAAATTTTGATCCTAAAAAATTTAGAGAAAACTTAGGACTACCTAGTTTTGAAGCTTATGTAAAAGGTGGCACTAAAGGACCTAAAGAAGAAGGATTTTTAAGGGCATTAGAACTTTTCTCTAAATCACCCCAAGGAAAAAATATTAATCCAAAAGATTTTACAGACTTAGTTTATTTATTAGAAAAACATGGAAGTGTTTATGTCCCTGATGCAGCGACAATGCTAAGAAGAGCATCTGTTTTTGGTGGATTAAGCACTCTTTTAGGTCTTCATATTTTTGGCTATGGTGATGTAGCCAATTCAGGAACTAAATTTTCATTAGGAACTATATTAGGTATGAGAGGTCTTACAAAAATACTTGCTAATCCTCAAAATACAAAATTTTTATTTGAAGCTTTAGACTCTAGAATTCCTTATTTTCAAAGTTATAACTCAGCTATAAAACTGTTAGACATTACTTTAGATCATTTAACAGAAGAAGCAGGAAACTATGCTGGTGAACAAAGAAAAAATATTGAAGATTATATGAACTTTATTGGTGAAATAAAAAAAATAGCCATTGAAGATATGCCTGACAAAGATGCTGAAAGACCTATTCCTGAACTTGAATTAGAAGAAGGATTAGATAAAGATGATTTAACTATTCCAGCTAAAACAGGAGCATCAGTTACTATTCCTAATAGACCAAAAATGCCTGTTCCTGAAACCACACGAGGCACGGGCAACTTAGCAAGTATAATTCAACCTATTAATATTCCTTCGATCAGTGGAGGACAAAACCAACAAATAAATCCACAGACAGTGGCTGGATTAGAGTCAATTGGAATGCCTCTTTTTAATGCGGCTGAGGGTGGTATAGTTGATGTTTATGAATCTAAAAAATTTAAAAGACCACAGGTGGTAGCATAATGGCAAAAGGACCTTCAGAAAAATTTAAAAGCAGTGAAAAAGGTGGAAAAAGTAAAAGCCTTAGTAAAAGTGCTTTGTCAGAAGTAAAACAAGCTTCTGATTATGCAAAAAAAATTGGCAGTGATAAGACCTTTAGTGATTTAGTTAAAGAGTATAAACAAGCTAATGTTAAATATGACAGACCTGCAACTTTTAGAGAAAATTATGGAGACGAAGCAAACAAAGTAGGAACACCTTTGGCTTCTACTTATTATAAAGATCCTACAACAGGACAAGAAAGATTCTTTACTGCTCAAGCACCTACTTTTAAACAATTAATGGGTGATGTTGGTAGAGGATTGTTTTCAGGTTATAACACACTTTCTTACGACCCTAATGCTCAAGGAACTCCAACAACAACAGGTGGACAAATAGTTCGTCAAAAAGGTTTGATTCCTAATTTAATAGATCAAGCTATGCAAGGTAAGGTAGGAATTACAGGTGCTGTTAAAGGTATTTGGGATAAAGTTAGAGGATATTTTAGTCCTAGTCAAACACCTCAAGGAATTGAAACCCAATATCAATTTCCTAGAGTCAGTCCTGAAGATAGAGGATATTTTGGTGGATATAATCAAGGAATTCAAACACAGATACCTGTAGCCAATGATAGAGGAATGATCTTTCCTTCTTATACAACTCCTCAGATACAACCAAATGAAATGTCTAATCAACAATTTCAACAAGAGTATCCTTTTTTATATGATCAATCAGGAATAGGTGGTTACTTACCTGAAGGATTTACAGGTGTAGGATTACCAAGTATACCTCCTTTAAGTGAAAATAAATTTTTTGAAAACCAATACTTAGTCGATGCTTCTCAATCAGACATTGATCGAATTAATAAGATGAGACAACTTAAATCAATGGACCCTCAATCAATTTATGACATGAGAGATATTTTTCAATTAAGTCCTGAACTAACCCTAGAAGATATTCAAGGAATTAAAGAAGGAACTATTAATCAACCAACAGGAATTTTTGCAAAAAATGGAGGAAGTATAGACAAATACGCTGGCTTAGGTTATAAATTCAAATAAATGAAATTATTCCAAATTATAATAAACTTATTTAAAAGAAAGGTAGAGAAAGATCCTCATGAAGAATATTGGGGAATAGGTGCAAAATGATAGAACTTACAGAGACACTAAAAAATAGGGTCCGTGCCCATGAAGGTTGCGTTGACCAATTATATTTAGACAGTTTAGGCAAAGCCACAATTGGCATAGGCCATTTGATACAACCTCATGAAAGAAGTAGATTTCCTGAGGGAAAGAAGATTTCTAGAGAAGAAATAGATGAATTATTTGATATTGATCTAAACAGAGCCGCTGCAGGCGCTGATCTTTTAATTACAGAATGTGTAGGACATGAATTACCACAACATGTGGGTGAAGTAATCGTGGAAATGGTTTTTCAATTAGGAATCCAAGGTGTCCGAAATTTCAAAAAGATGTGGAAAAATATACGAGTTAAACGTTGGAAAGATGCGGCCAATGAAATGAAGGACTCTAAGTGGTATAAACAAACACCCAAACGCTGCGAAGAATTAGCTTCAATTATTGAAAATACAAAACTATAAGATTAGGGGCGTAAGCCCCTTTTCCTATAAAGTTCTTCTATAAAACTTAGGGAACTGACCTTCTTCTTTAAAGGTCATATAAGCAGCATACCAATCTTTTTTATATTCTGCCTGACAAAATTGTTTTATTTCTTTGTCTTTATCTTCTTTGTTAAAGAAGTTTAAAAAGTGATTCATTGCCTTAGTAGTTAAGTTAAACATTATTTTCTCCATTAATAAATTTTAAGTCTTCGTCTGTGTAAACATGCATGACAGATTTATATCCACAGAAAAAATTTAAAGAAGTGTTTGTTTTGCAGATCAGATATGTTATTATAATTACAAGAATGGCAACGACTTATTCACAGGAAGGTAACTTTGTGTGTATTTTGTAAAAGAGTTTTTAGATCAGGTGCTACTTGCAATAAAATCTTATTTATTAACTTTTCGTTGCCATTCCTATTAAGATACTCCGTCTACTGACAACATCTTTTCTAATTTATTTAAGTACCATTGAGCTTTTCTAATATCTTCAACACCATTCTTTTCTCTATGTCTAGCCAAATATTTCCATATCTGACCTTTTAAATACCCAATAAATTCATCTTTAGTTAATTGAGATTCAATAGCTTCAATTGTTTCTATTGTTTTGTTTTTATAATAATTAGGATTAATTTTGTCCATTTTAATTTAAACTTCCTTTAATAACTTTTAATAAAATTTCTCTTTCTCTTTCTTTCTTTTTTTCTAAAACTTTAGGAACAAAGACTTGTGTCAAACACTGACACGTCTTATTAGGACATGTCAAGTGACTTACCATTTGATAATCATCATCATCGTTATCGATACTATAATCACCATTCCAATTAAGTTCTGTTTTACAATGCCAACATTTCATTGTGCTTCTCCCCAACTGTTTCCAATTGCTACATCTACCTTAGAAGGAACCGTCATATCAATAGTATTTTCCATAATTTCTACTATTTTATTTTGAACTTCTTTTGATCCGTCAAAACTAATAGCTAGTTCATCATGAATTTGAATCATTGGAATAATTCCTTCTTTCTCTAGATCAATCATTGCTTTTTTAGTTTGATCGGCTGCTGATCCTTGGATTAATCTATTCAAAGCTTTATAGGTTCCTGATCTTTTTAAAGGAGTATATTCACCATATTCTTCTTTAGCTCTATCCAAAGGATATGCCTTATAGGACCCAAATGCCTTAGGTTCCCATAATTCAAAACGACATCTTCTTCCTAAGAATGTTTTAACTGCACCTTTTTTCTGAGCATGATCGGAAACTGCATCAGCTAACTGTCTTACAAAAGGAACTCTTTCATTATATTGTTTAATTAAAGATTTACCTTCTTCAGGATCAATACCTAGTTGATCTGACAGCTTTCCTACTCCCATGCCATAAAATAGGCCTAAATTTATGGTTTTAGCGCTCTTACGAGAGATATTTCCTATCTCAGCCATGATTGTGTGGAAGTCCGTTTCTTTGTCTTCATTATAGGCTTTAACGATCTTTTCAGCACCTTCTAAGTTAACTACATTAGCATAATGGCTCACGAGTCGTGGCTCTTGTTGAGAGTAGTCAAAAGAACCCCACTTCTCTCCTTCTTCAGGAATAAATAATCCTCTAACCAAAGTACCAATTTTAATATCAGATTCAGCATCATCCTTAGAAGGAATTTGCTGAAGGTTAGGGTTAGAATAACTAAATCGACCTGTCAGCGTACCACCATTTTCTGTTCGTAACTGATTTATATTGGCATGTATTCTTCCTTTATGCTGATACTTTTCTATTGTGTGAAGGAACGTGGTCCGTGCCTTGTTGAAGTTTCTAGCTTGAACAATAGCTTTAGGTATTGGATGAGGATGAAACTCTAAAAAGCTTTTTGTAAAAGAAGGATTTCCTTTGTCTGTTTTAGGATAATCAATCTTACATTGATCAAAGATTGTAGCAATGGACCTAGCAGCCCATATATCACACTTTAAGTTTGTTTCTTTAAAAACATAATCAAGCATTTCATTCTCTCTTTTAATAAAAGATTTCTCTGCTTTTTTTAATTTATCTAAATCAACTCGTACACCTTTCTTTCTCATCTTCATCAAAATAGGAATTAAATCTGTTTCTAAATCAAAGACTGTTTGTAAGTCTTGTTGAGTTATTTCAGGCTTTAATCTATTCCATAACTTTAAAGAAAGAACAGCGTCTTGTTCAGCATATTCACCTACATATTGAGAAGGAATTTTGTACATCTCAGCCTTGGGATCAACACCCCATTGTGCTGCTGTTTCATTTAAAAGAAACTCATTTTTACCTTCAGCTAGGTATTCTTTAGCTACTGCATTTAAAGAATAACTATATTTATTTTCATTAATCAAAGGAGCTGCGATCATTGTATCAATGATACGACCATTCCATTTAACTCCCTCAGCTTCTAACCAACCAAAGTCATAGGTGGCGTTGTGGGCTATCTTCTCTCCTTCTCCTGAGAGCATTTCATTCAGCCAATCAAACACGACCCGTGGATCGTGGTTAAATCCTGTTTCATGGCGAATAGGATAATATCCCTTCCAACCTTCCACAGCAATAGCAACTCCAATAATCTCTCCGTCATTAGTAGCCCAACCTGGGCCTTTGTCCATAATGTTTGGGTCTCTTGTTTCTAAGTCAATTGCAATCTTGTCTGCATCTTTAATATTTGGGAAATCCATTGGTGGAACCCATTCTGATTGTGGTTTAAACATTCCGATTTGTTTACTCATATTCTATAAGCCTCTCTTGATTGTGGTGTTATTATATAGAGATTTTCTTTTGCTCTAGAAAACGCAACATAAAATAATCTATGTTCGTTAATAGGATTTTTACGATACTCCTCATACGCCATTCTTCCTATGTCTAAAGAAACAATTACATTCTCTGCTTCTCCACCTTTTTGTTGATGAATAGTAGATAAAGTAACTCTAGGTTCTAAAGCTAGATTCTCTCCTCTTTGTTCTAAGTTTTCTAAATACGCTTTTGTCTCTGTACTGATCGTTGTCATTACTTCTGTCCAAGGCGTACCAAACTCAGCTAATAGTCCGAAGTTATCTCTTAAATTAATAAAAGATAATTTTTTATCAGGAAAAGCTTTTCGCTGTTCAGCAATTAATTTCTTATTACCACGAGCAACAAATTCTTTTCCTAAACATTTATATAAGTTCTCAATTAACCTTATTGGAACCTCGTTCTTTTCTGATCTCATTAAGTCTTGCCAAGTTAAAATAGCATTCCTTTCCTGAGTCTTTACAGAATATCTATATTTATTGTCTTTAAGTTTTACCCTAAAGAAAACATTTTTCTTCACCATTACTTCTTCTAAGTCATCTCTAATGGATCGTGTTCTACCCATAATTAACCATGAACCGTGGTCCATGTTTAAATGATAGATACCTCTAATAAATTCTACCGAACCGTCTCTATTGGCTGGTGACCATTTAATATCATCATAACCAATAATCTGTTCTTCTACTCTATTAACTACTTCCCAAACTTTTCTAGGAACTCTTTTAGATTGATCTAAAACAATTAATTCTTTTGCTTCTTCTTTTACTTGTAAAGCTTTACCCACATCTGCATCAGCCCAAGTATAAATAGCCTGATTGGGGTCCATAGCGATATAAGATATATCTGAATTATTCCAAATCTTCTCTGCCATAAGCCATTGAATCGTTGACATATCTTGAGACTCATCAAAGAAAACTACTTTAAAACTTTTAAAATAACTTCCCTCTACATAGTTTTTAATTAAATCTGTAAAATCTACTTTAGGTCCTTGGTCTTTAACAATGTATCCATTAGTTCCACTTGTAAATTTCTCATAACCATTATTTTTATATTCCTTTAATCCTTTCTCTATGTATTCTAATTTATGCCAAATAATATCCTTGGCAAACATGGCCCAACAATCTCTAAGAGAGACATTTCTTCTCTTAGCTTTTTCAATTAAGTCAACATACTTATCATCGTAATTGTTGAAAAATATGTCGTCATCATTATTAACGTTAATACTAATACGAAGTTCATTTGATACATTCCTCCAATCATTGTTACTCATAATATGCTCTCTTGTCAGTCCCATTTGTCTGAGAGCAAAAGAGTGTAAAGTACAAAAGTGTTCTAAGTGACTCATAGGTACTTTAAATTTTTGAGAAGCTCTTTCTTTTGCTTCATCAACAGCTTTATTAGAAAATGAGAAAAAAGCTATCTCATCAATACCTACACCATTTGTTAAGTATTCTTCTATCTTATTTAAAATAAAGGTAGTCTTTCCTGTTCCTGGGGGACCGATGACCACGATAGGGGATTTTTTAACCAATAAACTCATGTGCGTAACAAACCCTCTCTTTATGTTTTTCTCTTAACTCTTGTGAATAGCCACCAAAAGTTCTTATTTTAGTTTCACCTTTTTCTAATCTTTTTAGTTCTTTCTCATAATCTTTCTTTCTATTTTGTCTGTTATGAGTAGTCGGTCTCCACTTATCAGGGTGCGCTTCTCGATATTCACCTAATCTTGGATGTGCTGTTTTAGAAAAGAATCGATGACCGAGGACCGTGAATTGTTTTGCCACTGCCTCCGATAAACGAACTCCTAAACCTAATCCTTGAAAGTCAGGAAGTATCACTGTTCTGTGTTCCCTCCATGCTTTTTCTTTGATTGTTCCTGAGGGAAAAAAGACAACTGACGAAAAACCAACGACTGTTCCTTCCCAGGTTGCGATCCAACATCGTGTAGCTGTACTGATGTTTCCTGTGAGATAGTGATGTTCAGCGAAGTATGACCAAATTTTGTGGGAACAAGGAACGACTTCCAAAACGATCTTGGGTCGCCTAAGTAACCCCCTTGTTGTCACCTTGCTTGAATTAGTATCAAATACCCAATCAGGTTGAAGCCAATCAATAATGTCATAATGACAAGAAGCAAACACAACGTTCTTAAAGTTTTTATTTCTAATAAATTTTTGTAGAGCATTAGAACAAGACTTAGCAACATTTCTATCTACTACACTAGTGAATTCATCTATCACTGCATTATCTTTTATTCTTCTAGCAAGGTCCGATCTAAATCTCTCTCCTGTACTAAGAACATGATAAGGTCGCATCCAAGAGGGAATAGAATTAAATCCTACTGAGGATAATCGATCTTGAGCCTCGTCAGGGGATTCAAAATGAGAGCACACAGCTTTATTGTGGTCCCATTCAATATTCTCTTCTTCTCCAAATTCTTTTAATAAATTTGATTTACCACTTCCTGATGCACCAACAATTAAACCAATATTAAATTCTTCTGTTGGTTTTTTAAACTCAGGTAAAGTAAATTCAGTTTGACCTTCAAATTGATAGTCAAACATTCTACTAATCTCATCGGTGATGTGATCAGTTTGTACTTGTGATGTAAGTTTTTTCAAAACGGTATTTCCTCCTCTTTGTTTTCTTTTTTCATATCAGGAATATCTAATTCAACTTCTTCAATAGTAAGTTGTTGTATTCTCCAAAGCCTGACTCTAGTGTTTTTAATTGTTCTAATTAAATCCGTAGCGTTATATTCTTCTTTCAGTCTCATTGTTACCCATGGTCTTGCTTCTTTAAAGTCATTTCTTTTCAAATGATCCATTAAATCTTTCAAAGCAAAATAAGTATAGCCTTCCTCTGTATAAGACTTACCTAAGAATATATCTGCTATTGTTAATGCTTCACCTTGATGTAGACAAAACTCTTCTAACAATTCTTTAAACTCTCCTTTTTTAGTTACTTCTTCAGGAGGGTAATCTATGGAAATAGACTCAAACAATTCACTATATGTTTGATTCCATTCTGCTGAACTCATGTTCATAATTCCTGTATTCAATTGTTCTAAACAAGCTTGAATAATTTTTTTATGAGTCATCAAATCTTCTGTATTAGCAATCTCTATTCTTCGATCATCAACATTTAAAAAGTATCTTGGAGGATCAGACTTATAAACTTTTAAATCAGAGTAAACAGGATGATCTCTATCTCCTTCACTTCCAATACCAAATTTTCTTTTCTTACAAAGTCTCTTATTACACAAAGACTCAATAGGTGGTTGCGAACAACGATACATATATTTGGGTGCACCGTTATTGTCGCTTTGACTAACTTGTTTAATAACTATTAAAACTTCATCTGATTTCAAAGGAGGATTAACATAGTTTCTATTATATTCTTCAATTAATTCTTTATAGTTATCAGGTTCTGATTTACGATAAAAAACACCTACATTGAACAAGGCATTATTCCGTGAGCCATCGGAAACACCTTGTTCAGTGAGTATTTGTAGGCATGGAGGTCCGTCTTTAATAACTTCGTTCTTGAAATCGGTTTTAATCGATTTGAGAGTACCAACAACGATGCTATCGTAGTGAGATAAAAATTCTTCTAAACTTAATCCTTTACCATTTTCATCTAAGGAATATCGACTTCTTCCGTGGTAAGGTAAATTAATCCAACTTCCTGTGTCTCTCTTTTCTTCTCCTTCTCTATGATATAATTCAATCTGTTTAGGAAATACTTCAGCTTTAGGATATCCAATCGCTGTTGCCATTTCACTTAACTTAGTTTGCATATCTTTGGCAGAGACATAGTCCTTGGTAAATAAATATAAATGTGCACCACCACTTTTGGATAGACACATAGTTAACGGAAACTTTTTTTGCTTTATTTTTTTCTGTAAAGCTTTGTGGTCCAAAGGATATACATCAATATCAATTGCACCAAACTTACACTGATCATCATCGTTGATCGGAACGATACCCATAGCAGGGTATTCACCTTTAAGGTGTTTTTCAAACTTTTCAATGGTCGGTGCTTCGTGGACCGTTTTCATGTGTGCTTCCACTTTTGCACCTTCTTGTGGTTCGTTTTTCTTTTCAAAGACACCGTGGGCTCTCTCTAAGCCTGTAAAGATATCTTTAAATTTTTTAACTAATTCTGGCTCCATATCTACCTCTCATATTAATAGCTTTTTTGTTTTTATTTGATTGGGGCGTGAAAAAAAGGAGGACTATAAAATCACACCCCAACCATTGAGAGAAGGAAACAAATAAACTTCTCTCAATCTTTACGCGGCTATTAATTAGAATGGTATGTCGTCACCATTCTTGGAGGCTTCCCCTTGCGAGGAAACTTGTTCATCATTAGTTGGAGTAACCTCAATATCACCACTGTGAATTGATTTCTCAAACTGAATAGCATCTTGATATATATCTTCGACCTTAGGTCTATTTAATTGATCAATCCAATCGCCTTCAGTTATTACCCAACCATGCCAAGAACCTTTAGCGTTCTTTTCTTTAATTGTCGCTAAAATATAAGAACGAGCAAAGTCTTTTGGCTGATAAATTTCATCACCGTCAATACGTCTTTGATTAGACATAATTGAATTCCAAGTTCTTGATTTTTTCAATTGAGTGGATTTCATTTTGATGATTGCTTTACTCCACATACCGTTTTCTTCTAAAACGATAACATAGTGTTCAGCAGTGTTTTCAATATAGGTGTCAGGTTTTCCTATAAAGCGTTCTTTGTTATCATCACCACGAATAATTTTTCCTTCCATTTGAAATTTTTGGAATTGTTCAGGTGTATAAATATTAACAGGTGCACCTGATCCTTCACCACGTTCAAACCATTCAACAAATCGTCTACGATAATAAACAGGTAAAACATGTAAGGAGTCATAAACCTTGTTAGATACAGTATTAAAAATCTGTCCTAACTTAGCCCCAGGAATAAACTTACCGTCATCTTCCTCTAATTGGGGTGCGCCTTTACTTAATATATTTAAATAAGGAATCTGAAAATCTTCAGCCTCCCTCTTTGATAGAGAAGGGCCTGCCCTCAACAATGTTGAGATTGTTGCTACACTCTTTCCCTTTTCTTCTTTAACTACTTGCTGTTGCTTTTTACTTGCGTCTGTCATTTTTATTTTCCTTTCTGGATTTTAACTTTATGTCCTACAAATACTCCAAAAGTATCGATAGGAAGTTCTTTTCCACCCTCTAACATTTCACGAATGAAACCTCTAAGAGTAGACGGTTCGACCTTAACAGTTCTGTCAGTGTCTAACCCTTGGTTAGCTAAATCTGAAAAAAGTTTTTGTGCTTTATCATCTTCAGCCCTACCAAATTTTACTATGACTTGATTTTTAATCAAGTCCTCATAACCTTTTTCACGAAGCCATTCAAAAGCTTCTTCTTTTTTCTCTTCTGTAATAGAGCCTGTATAAAAAGGTTTGATTTCTACTGTACTACCATTAGTCATTTTAATGGAAGTAACACCACGTTCTTCAAACAATTGAACTAAGTTTTCATTTGCTTTTCTAAGAACTTCTTTTTTTACTTTTATTAAAGCCTCTAAATCTTCTACTTCTTTTTCAGCTTTCAGGTAATCCTGGGAAGCTTTAGAAATAGGATCGACTTCTGTTACTTGGAAGTCTTTCTCGTCACGTCTTAAATTAATAGCCATATTAATTTCCTTTCTTATTCTTAATTATAAATGTCAACACGAATTGGAAAGTAATCTCTTTCTATTCTATCGTATTTTAACATATTATATCTACCATTACATATAGTGGTTGCAACAGCAGTTGTCAAGCCTATCAATGCAGGATCTCCTACTAAAAGTAAATAATCGTTGTCTTTAAAGTCTTTTAGAAGAGATTTTAATTTCCTAATTGTAGGCTGTGGGGACATTACCACCTGTTTAATTCCGTCAAACAAGAAAATAATTTCTCCAAATCTTTCAGCTTGAGAATAGTCTAATGATCTTAATGTACCGTCAAGTTGTTTTCTTAAAACATTTTGTATAACATATACTTTACTTTTTTCACTCATGTATTATATTCTCTATTAGAATTAGAATTTATAATGTTATTAGAAAAATACAAGTTTAAAACTAAACCTATGCAACATCAATTAATTGGTCTTGCTGGAATGATGAATTCATTTGAAAAAAATATTCCTGAATATGCTTTATTTATGGAAATGGGCTGTGGAAAAACAAAAGTCCTCATAGACGGTATCTCTATTTTATTTGATAATGGCAAAGTAAATAATCTTTTAGTCATTTGTCCCAATGGAATTAAATACAATTGGAAAGAAGAAATAGGAAAACATTTAGCAGATCATATTGAATATGATGTTCATGTGTGGGAAGGTGCTAAAACAAAAAAAGAACAAGAAGAAATTAAATCAAAATTATTTGCTATTGATAATAAATTAAAAGTTTTGGTAATGAATATAGATGCGATCATTACTAAGAACGGTAGTTCTGTTGCAGAAAAATTTACCTACACAGATAAAACTTTAATGTGTGTTGATGAGTCAACTATTATAAAAAATGGTTCAGCAAAAAGAACAAAAAGATGTATTAAGATTGGTTCTTATGCTCGATACAGAGTTATCTTAACAGGTTCTCCAATTACAAAATCACCTGAAGATTTATATTCTCAATGTGCTTTTTTAAATGAAGACTTATTAGGGTTTAGTTCTATTTATACTTTTAAAGCAAGATACTGTGAGCAAGTTAAATTAAGTTTTGGTGGAAGAAGTTTTAATAAAGTCACAGGATATAAAAGACTTGATGAGTTAACTAATAAAATTAGAAATTTTTCTTATCGTGTTACAAAAGATGAAGCCCTAGATTTGCCTGATAAAATTTATATGAAGAGACGCGTACCGATGACCGAGACTCAATTAAGAGCCTACGTCATGATGAAGAAGTTAGCCTTAGCAGAAATTAATGGTGAACAATTAACCACTGCTACATTAATTGCTCAATTAAAAAGATTACATCAAATTGCTTGTGGTTATATGACCACTGATGAAGGAAAATTAATAGACTTTTCTGAAAATAGAATAAAAGAATTAATAGATACAGTTGAAGAGTCAGACGGAAAAGTCATTATTTGGTGTTCGTATCGACACAATATTAGAACAGTTATTGAAGCCTTAGATAAGAAATATGGACAGGGTTCAGCAGAGGGTTTTTATGGTGAAACACCTTCTATTGAAAGACCTAAAATATTAGAAAGATTTAAGGACCCTAATCATCACATGAGATTTTTAGTAGGACACCCACGAACAGGTGGATACGGTCTTACTTTGAATATAGCCAGTACTATGATATTTTATTCTAACGACTATGATCTTGAAATAAGAGAACAAGCTGAAGCTAGAAATCATAGAATTGGTACAGAAAAGAAAGTCACTTATGTCGATCTAATCTGTGAGGGAACGGTAGATGAAAATATTATTAAAAGTCTTCGTTCTAAAATTAACATCGCTACTGAAATAATGGGCGAACAATTTAAGGAGTGGTTAATATGATGTATTTTTCTGATGAAGAAAAGATAGATCACAGGAAGTTACAAGAAGTTTGTGATTGTTTTAATGCTTTAATTAAAATGCAAGAAAACTTACACCAACAAGAACAATATGCTCTTGCAACTGTGATACATGAAACAGCTATTGAATTAGCAGAAAGTTTAGTTGATAAATTAAAATGAGAAGTAGAAAAGTATTTCCAATTAAAAAATATCATGAAAAGCTTTTAGGTCTGTACAAAAGACAATTAGAAAAGTGGAGAAATGATATTGATAATTGGAATGATAAAAATCTTCGTTTAACAGAAGTAAGAATTAGATCTGTGGAATATCTCATAGAGAGAAACGAAAAGTTTTATATAGGGTTTTAGTGGAACCAATAAAAGGATTACTTTATTCAATTAAATCCATAGCCTTACATGGTTCTATTGTCAGAACCATTATTTATACTTTAGGTCATGTCTTAATTGCAATTACTTGTAATTGGTTGATCACAGGAGCAGATTGGGGTTTAGCAACTCTAGACGCTTTAATAGAGCCTTTAATAAATTCTATTTGGTATTTTACCTTAGACTATTTTTGGACAACAAGGGAGAGAATATGAAAAATAAACCTATTTGGGACTTCTCTGACAAACGAGCTTCGGTTCGACATCAAACAGAGCAAGACAAAAAAAGAAGAGAGAGAATATTAGCTGAAAAATTATTAGGTAAAAATTATTTTACTAATCCTAAAGCTATTATTTTTGAAAATGAAATTGAATTATCGAAAAGGAAATAAAAATGA